CCTATCGGTGTTATAACACCAATGCCAGTTAAGATTCATGTAACGCAAAGTTTAAAATTTAATTTTAAACTTTGCCTAAGGCAAAATATTTTTAAATATTTTGCGTTACTTTTGATATTTTTTTCAGGCGGTTAAAAGATATAATATATTTTTTGCGTTTTTTTTGTATTTATTATATAAAAAATTTTTTTTATGATAAAATTAAATAAAATATTATATAATATAATTTTAATTTACTTACCTATGGATGAATTATTAAATAAAATTGTTAAAAAAAATAAAAAAAAAGATACATCAATTAATCAATTGGAATTAGAAATACAATTAAAAATAGAAGTTGAAAAAACAAAACAACTTGAATTAATAAAAGATATTAAAAAAATAGAAAAATCAATAAAACAAAAAGAACTATATTCTAAAAGAAATATATGTACTAAATTATCTGGATCATCAATCAATTCTGATTATGATACTAGTAATGATTTAAGTGATGATTTAACTGATGATTTAAGTGATAATTTAAGTGATAATTTAAGTGATAATTCAAGTGATGATTCATGTGATAAGTTATGTGATCATTCAAGTGATGATGAATCATTATCTGATAAAAATAGCTCAAATTCTGATACATTGTCTATGTATTCAATAGATTCTGATCATAGTTTTAATGATATTGATAAAGAAATAGAAATTATATCTAATAAATAAAATCTTAATACAAAAATATAATTATGATAGAAAAGAAATATTAAAAAATATATTAAATATATATATTTACACAAAATTGCTCCACAACTCGTCGATCGAATGCACCAAATGATACACCCAATCCGACATCGAGACCATACTGTGAGATTTAGTTTCAATTGATCTGTGTCTATGTGTTCCGATGAGGAATCGTGCCAAATGTGGAACATGTGGATGACGGCGTCTATATTCCATATCTATACGATACCGAGAAACTTCTGATGCATAAATCACACAACATAGAGTGCGTTCACCAGTAGTCTTATAAATGTGTTCGATATACGTTTTCTTTCCAAAATGAGTGAGACCATGATCATTAACCAAATGTGTAAGCACACTATGTGCATCTTGTCCAAGAAGATCTACAGTCAATATAGATGCACGTGGTCCATCATGTTGCATGAGAATCTCACGCTGTCCACTACGTCCACGAGTGATCACCACCACGGCAACCGATTGGAAGCGCGACGATGATGGTGATGCCATTGCAAAAATGGGAGTGGGTACAGGAATAGGAATAGGAATAGGAATAGGAACAGCAATTGGGTTACCAACAGAACCAACTGCAATACCAAGGGATCCACCGGTAATTGGAAGACCAGCTGGGCTATAAAAATAACGAGGACGATGTAAAGACATTATTTATAGATTGTTTATAGAAAGAAGTCAAAAATGAATAAGAGTTTGTAAGAATATGTAAAATCAATTGGAAAATTTGATAACTTATAATATCAAACTAGATTTCACTTTGAAAGGATCCAACTAATTGGGATATATATCAAAGAAAATCTAATTTAATTTAGATATAAAAATTATTAGATATCACAGAGAATATAAAATTTCAATTTTTATTTTCAAAAAGTAATAAAGAATTATTTATAATTATTTTAATTTATAATATATTATTATATGAATAATCAATATAAAAATATAGTAATATTTATTATATTAGCTATTATTTTATATTATCTATATAAAAACAATGAAGAACATTATGGAGAGTTATTACAATATAATGCTAAAGGACCAAATGATACGGTTTTAACAGGAATAAGTGAAAATTATTATCCATCATATTATCCATATTATTATTATTATAAACCATATTACTACAGATTATATCCATATCCAATAAGACCTCGTTTTCATTATAGAAAACGTTACGGTTGGAACTTATTCTAAAAAAAAAATATGTTCCAATCTATAATAAATAATAAATAATATTTTTATCGGTTGGAACTTATTCTAAAAAAAATATGTTCCAATCTATAATAAATAATAAATAATATTTTTATCGGTTGGAACTTATTCTAAAAAAATATGTTCCAATCTATAATAAATAATAAATAATATTTTTATCGGTTAGAACTTATTCTAATTAATTAGATTATTATAATTAGATTGTTATAATTATGTAGTAGGAAAAGTTATTTTTGGTATTTGTGTTTTTACTGGATAATTTCTAATATTTGCTAATTTTTCATCATCTAATCGTGAATGATCATATGGAAAACATACAATATCTTCATCACTTTTAGCACTATCATATGGAAAACATGTGATATTTTGATTATTTTGAGCATCATTTGGATGAATAGCATTTTTGTGTAAATCAGATTTAACTGGATACATACTGATATTTGCATAATCTGCTGGAAAACAATAAGCATCTCCTGTTTGTCCATATTCCATACACATTCCTTTACAATTTTTTATACATCTTTCTAATCCTAAATCACCATCTATAGTATGTGCTCCTTCAAAAAATGTTACATCACTAAATAATAAACCTTCTAATGGATCTGCACCTTCTCTTGTACCAATTTTAGTTAATTGTATACTTGGTGGATTTTTTGATTTTTGTGCATATTGTGTGATATGTGGATCTTTATAATTTGTATAATTTTCTGTGCCATTAAAATATAAAAATATTAATACTATTATAACAACTATTAATAAAAGTAAATTTTTTTCTTTCATTTATTTTATAATATTTATTTATATAAAAATTATATTATATAATAAATGTCGAGTAATAAAATATTTAATAATTTAATCACAATATTTGATAATCATTATCAACAATACCTAAATAATTTTAATAAAAATAATATAATAGATTCATTCATAGAAAAATATCTTTTATTAATTGAACAACCAAATATTAAATATAAATTAATAAAAAATATAAGTGATAATAATTTAGATTATATAGAACTAAAATTTAATAATGAAATAATAGCTTTTTTATTATTTGATAAAAAAGTAGAACACGACAGTTTTAATTTATTTATAAATTATTTATCATTATTGCTTTATAATACAAATTATAATCAAATTGTGGAAAGTATAAATCATACTATATTCATGGAAATTATTGATATGATTCATGATGGTATAATTGTTTGTGATAATCAATATAATATTCATACGATTAATAATATTGCAAAAAATATATTAAATACATTAAATATTTATAATTCTGATTATTTTAATATTAAATTATTTAATATATTTTCTCAATTAGAAGATCTCTTAAAAATTAATGAGATTTATAAAAATAAAAAAATATATTATAATATTCAAAAAAATAATAATGATGTAAAAATATTATTAACTATTAATACTATTATTTATAATGATTTATACTATTATGTCATCATAATAACTTTTGCAAATAAAGATAAGACAAGTTTAAATAATGATGGATTTTTAAGTCATGAATTAAGGAATCCTTTACAAACAATAAATTTTGCAAATCATTTGATTCAACAAAAAAATATAAATGATGAATTAAAAAAATATCTAAATATTATTGATAAATCAGTTTATGATATGATTAAAATAATTAATGATATATTAGACATTGATAGATTAGATTCAAATAAATTAGATCTTAAATTTGAATTAATAAATATACTTGAATTAATTGATAATATTAAATTTGATTTTTCTCGACATTTTAATAATAATTTAATAAAATTTAATATAATTTTAGATGATAGTTTAATAGAAATTAAACATTGTTTTTATACTGATATTACACGTATTAAACAAATTCTATTAAATATATTAGATAATTCTGTAAAATATTCCAAAACAAATATTATTAATAATATTATATTAAAAATAAGTTATGATAATATAAATAAAAATATTAATTTTATAATAACTGATACAGGTATTGGAATAAAAGATGATAATATAAATAATATATTTGATAGAACTTTTATAAATAATAATAATAAATATAATAGTAACGGATTAGGATTATATATATGTAATAAATTAGCTAATTTACTTGGAGGTACTATTAAAATAAATAGTGTTTATCAATCTGGATCTGAATTTATATTTTCACATCCAATAAAAATAATTAATAATTATTATGATAAAATAATAGAAAATATGAATATTAATGCTAAAATATTATTTGTAGATAATAATAATAATATATCACTATTATTTAAAGATATTATAGAAAATATAAAATGTAAATACCAAATAAAAGATAAATTATTTTTAGATTGTCATGATTTAAATGAATTAATAATTGATATAATAAAAGTTAATAATTATGATATTATATTTTTAGATATAAATGGCGAAAATATAAATGGAATAACGCTTGCACGATTAATTAGAAGAAATGGTTTTACAAATAAAATTATAGGAATGATATATAATTTAGATAATAGTTTAGATAAATCTATATTTGATGATTTTTTAATTAAACCATTTAGTGAAAATGAAATACTTGAACACTTATGTTTATTCTAAATTCCATATATTAAATGATGTTTCTTTTTTATTATCTATATTTTCTTCTATTGTTTTCATTATATTATTTAATAAATTAATATTTAATGGCTTTATGAGAGCACCATTCATGCCAATATCTTTACATTTTTTAAGTGTATTTGGATCATTATCGCCTGTATACGCATATATCAATGATTTTGTTTTTAAAACATCTTTTAAACAATCTGCTAAATCTGCTCCATCAATATCACCAATATGATAATCTAAAAAAATTATATCATAATTATTTTTCATACAATTTGATATACACTTGACTCCTTCGTCTAATGTTTCAACATTATAACCATTTAATTCTAAAACTTCTTTAAATAAATTTGATGAATTATTATCATCATCAACTATTAATATATTTAATTTATTTTTTTGTGAATATGAATGATCGAGATTATATTTATAACTCATATTATAGTATATTAATATAATTATAAAAAACTTATATTTAATTATAATATTTATTCACCCATGATAAATTAAAAAATATAATATTTTCATATAATTTATATTTTTTTATTATATCATTAAAATTATAATACCATGCAATTTTATGATGATCTTCCATTGGTCTTTTTATATTTAATGTTTTTATTATTTTATTACAATATTTTTCTATTTTATTAGTATAATATTTAATTTTATCAACAAAAGTAATATCATATATATTATCAAAATTACATTCAATATAATTATTTTCTTTATTATTATAGAATTTAACTAATGTTAAATCATATTTTTTTGTACCTATTTTTTTTACTTTATAATAAAAAATTATATCAAATGTTTGTATTTTTATATATTTATCTCCTATATCAATATGTGTTTTTATAATAAATTTATATATAATATGTGAAGAATTTTTATCATAAATTTCAATAATATTTTCATAATATGCATAATTTGTATCATCATTTATATTATAAATATTACACCTTTTTCACTGAAAAATGGGACAGTAAAAAGTGTATAATTGCACCCGATTTAACGGGCTAGATGATCACTTGACGCTAATAATTTTTTACGATTATTAGGGTTGTCATCTTTTATTATTTTTTTCTTTACTAATCTTTTTATCTTATTTTCTTCTTTCGGTTGAGAATTA